GGATAACTACAAAACAGCTACAACATTTCTACTTTATTATTTTACGTCAATAAGACGGGACTTCACGTATTCGGAAAGAAAAACGATTCGGCTTTGAAGTCGGCAGGCGAGGCACCGTTCCATGGTTCACGGAGAATCATGTAGGGAGTGCCCATAAACCCACCGTACTGTGTGTCGTCAGATGCGGCACGCCACATCTTCCAACCACCAGTAGGTTGGCCTTCGTTAAACCCGCACACATAAAACTTTGTGTGTGCTAGTCCAGAGTCCCAGGTATAGTCACCTGGGTTTCCTTGTCCAGTGTCGCCCTGCACCGGAGTGGGCAGAGAGTACCTAACATAGGAATTATTATAGGGTGGGAAATACACCCTGTCCAGCGAGTCAGGTTCAATGACATGCTGGAGACTGAACTCGTCGTAGGGGAACGAGACAGGAGCAACGAGGTCGTTGCGGATGTTGTCGACACGAGTGTTGACCAAAATAGGTTCACCACCGCTCTGATTGCCGAACGTTACCGTGACCCCACCTCGCACATACTGATACAGGGAGCCCACGTAGGAGTACCAATCATGGAACTCTTTAAACGCGGGAACACCGCCAGTGGCTGTATACCAGGCAGTGTCTCTGAACAAGTCTATTGCGAAGGGGTTTGAGCTTTGTAGGAGGTCAGCAGTTGCGACCTTCACTAACTTACTCCTCATTGCAAGCTGTTTCAACGACAAGATTTTCTCACCAATGCACAGAGCTGCCATGTCAGTGGTTGCCGAGGGCAGAATAGTAGAGCCAATAGGTTTGGAGACAATAACATTGTCACCAACTTCAAGACCAGACTCATACGAAATTCCGTCTAATGTTTCGGGCAAAACACCTGGACCCAGGTTGACTGCAACCGTATCGTCTTGTGGTAGATACGGCCAGTAGCGGGGGTCCGAGGGACAAGCGAACTCCATGTCAGAACATGCGGCGAACTTCACTCCTATGTCAATGGTACCGGGTACAGTGGTGTTTTCCGTAACTAAAGCGTTGAGTACGAATACGTGCACATAACCATATGGTCTCTCAGTAGACAAATAAGGAACGAAGGAGGTGAAAGGAAAAGTGATCTCGAAAGTGTTGCCCTTGCGTATGTCGACGATGTCCTTGTGACAATTTATCGCATCCGAAATAGTGTTAACACGCGATGGCGCGATTGAAACACCCTCTGGATTGATGGGTTCAAAGACCACAAGGTATCGTCCGCTATGGAACACAGTCTTTGCAAATTCCATGGTAAGCTTTAAGCTGCCTCTATATTTCATGAAGGCGTTAGCAATGAAAGCCATTGGGTGCATTATAATTGCACTGTTTATATCTGAACGAGCCTTCATATTAAAAGGTGATAGAGGCATCGTAAAGATTCTGTTACCAACGGGTTCCAAAACTGTAGTAGCAAACCGGAACATTGCAACGTCTGCTTGACACAGGAACGCGAACGAGGCTTCGTCTTGTTCGGTAAGACCAATTTGATTGGACACTGCGACCGAAGCTGCAGTAGTCATTGCCATTTGGTCAGCGTAATCCGTACCGTCTGTTTGATTCAGTTTTGCTACACCACGTTTCAAATAAACGTTTGGTGTGACTGTCGTAGACGGGCGTGAATAGCCGAAAGCCGAGAGCACATTGCTCGCAACGCCTGTGACCCAAGCGAGAGGGGCCATGAAAGAGGATAAAAGCGGTACCGTACTTGCTGCAGTTGCGGCACTGGAAAGTGCAGCTACCTTAGTAGACAGCGGTACATTTTTCTCCTCAATTTCGAGGTTTCCTTGATAGGACACCGTTTCGGCAGCTGTAGGAGCCAGAAGGTCGATGTCCTCGAATGAGACGTAAGAAGTCCATGAATATGGATTCCCACGGTGGGGGAGGTACTCCGTAATGCGGAAGAGGCCGGTGTCGTACTTCTTGTTAGTGATATCAAAGTGGGTATAAGGCCCACGGTGAGGAATCTTAAGTACGACCTCCGTGTCTGTGTTCAGATCAATCTCCACATGAGGCAATTGCGTCGTGTGGCGAAAGTCTTTGCGTCTCGTAACGTAATACGGGTTCCCTGGTTGGAATGACAGAATCAGTCGACCTGAGGTAAACTTATCTGCGTTCACAACGAAGCGCACTACAACAGTAGCTCGGATTCCCATGTATCCC